TTCAACGTGCAGGCGAGTTCGACGCGCTCGGCGCTGTTTTCGGCGAGTGCGCTGGCGCTCTTATCGCCAGCCTGGAGGCGGGCTGGAAGAACCGCGCCCAGGCCGACCAGTGGCGGCAGTCGCTGCGGGACTACGGGCCAGCCGCAGACCTGCCGGTCGAGTCTGTGGACACCGCCGCGGTCATGGCCTGCCTGCAGCCGATTTGGGCCACGAAAACCGAGACGGCCAACCGGGTGCGCGGCCGCATCGAGCGCGTGCTGGACTGGGCGCGGGTGCACGGCCTGCGGACCGGCGACAACCCGGCGCGCTGGCGCGGGCACCTGGACAAGCTCCTACCCAAGCCGTCGAAGGTGGGCAAGCGCCGACACCATGAGGCGATGCCCTACGCGGACGTGCCGGGGTTCATGGCCCGGCTGGCGGAGCGGGACGGCGCGGCGCGGCGTGCGCTGCGGTTCACCATCCTGACGGCGGCGCGCACCGGCGAGGTCACGGGGGCGGACTGGCCGGAGTTCGACCTGGCCGCTGCGGTCTGGACGATCCCCGCCGAGCGCATGAAGGGCGGCCGGGCGCATCAGGTGCCGCTGACGGCCGCGGCGATCGCCATCCTGCGGGGTTTACCGCGGGACCGACCGCCCTTCGCCCTCTCCGAGAACGCGATGCTGTACCTGGTCCAGAAGGCGCCGCCGAAGGGCTACGGGCTGCCGTTCACTGTCCACGGCTTCCGGTCCAGCTTCCGCGACTGGGCGGCAGAGACGACCGAGTTCCCGAACGAGCTGGTCGAGATGGCATTGGCCCATGCGATCCGGAACAGGGCCGAGGCGGCCTACCGGCGCGGCAACCTGCTGGAGCGGCGCCGGCGGCTCATGGAGGACTGGGCGGACTACCTCGGTTGCGGCGTCCGCTCGCCTGGCCTGCGGGTCATCGAGGGAGGCGGCTGACCGCCCATTTCCCGACGAACGGTCGCCGCGCCCTGTTGACTGCGCCGCGCAGTCGTGATTTACTGGCACCACGGTCGGGGACAGCCCGACCGCCGCCCCGGCGGAACCGGGATTCCACGACAGGAGAAACGTCATGACCACCATCACGATCACCGCGCAGATTCTGGACGGCAACCTGGGCGACGGCTGGCGCGACAACTACGAGGCCGCCCAGGCTCTCGCCAAGTTCATGGAGCAGCGCTGGCGCGACGACCTGGCCGAGCTGGCGGCCGAGGGGCACGAGGTCGACATCCAGATCGACGTGCAGAGCGCCGAGGGGTGCGTCAGGGAGACGACCGTGGACGCCGACGACGCCGACCTCGCCGCCCGCGCCGAGCGGCTGCTGACCGACCGCAACCGCATCTGGGAGCGGTTCTGCAGCTCCCCCGAGGCCGAGGCGTTGGCCGAATGACCGACTCCATCATCCACCTGCGCGTCCCGGCGGCCCTCAAGGGCCGCTGGGTTCGCGCGTCCAGGGGCGCCGGCATGCGGCTGACCGACTGGATCGTGCACAACGTGGAGGCCGCGATGGCCGCACAGACGCTGCGCATCACCATCCCCGAAAACCTGCGGTTTGCGGACCTGCGGCTGCGCCGCGAGGGCAACGGCGATCTGTCGTTTGAGACGGCCCCGTTGGAGCAGATCGCTGCGGCCAGCGGCGATGCCGCTGCCGCGCTTATGCAAGCCGGCGACGACGGCCTGGCCACGATCATCACCGCGTGGTATCACGCGGCCCGCGCTCGCGGCGAGCCGGCGGACCCGGTAGCGGAGGACATCGCGGCCGAGGTCGCGGCCGAGGACGCCGCTGGCCAGCACGTCAGCCTTCCGCCGGGGCGCGCATGAGCGCGGCGCCGGCAACCCCGCTGCGGATCTGGCGCGAGCGCCTGGGCCTGTCACAGCGCGCCGCAGCCGAGGCCCTCGGCCTGGCGCTGACGAGCTACCAGGACCAGGAGCGCGGCACGAACCGCCGGACGGGCGAGCCGATCCGCACGCCGCGTACGCTGCTGCTCGCGTGCGCAGCGATCGAGGCGGGGTTGCCCCCCATTGAATGAGCGCCAGCCGGCCCCGCCGGACGGGGCCACGCGCGGACGAATCGTTGGCGCGCTGCTGGCAGGGGGATGGTGGCGCAGGTGGATTCGTGGGGGCGTAGGGGAATGCTGATTAGGTCGTCGGGAATGCGCGACCAGCAGCCGAGGCGCCCCCCGGACCGCGCGGTGGATGGCTGGCCGTGGAATCCCCGCTAGATCTGCCAGTGTACGAGTCGCGCATGCGCCGGCGTCATGCTGTTGTTCACCAGGGTCATGAACCCGATCTCATCGGGTGTGATGAAATCGGTTCGCGCCGACGTGTGCAGGACGATGAAGTCGTACCCGTTGCTTGAGTAGCTGATCGACCTGTTGACGCCATCATCCTCAAGACGGAGCCAAAGAATCGGGCCAAGAAACACGGAGTGGTTGAAAACCAGCGAATTGTAGCTGCTGGGGTTGTTGTAGTTTGCGGACTGGATGGACCCGTTCAGGAATCCATAGAACGTCAGCCTGCCAGATGAACTGTCCCGCCAGAATGCCGCCACGGCACTGTCGCTGTTGCTTCTGGCGGTCACTTCGATCCCCATCGTGACTGCATACGGCGCGGCGGGCGCGGCCCTTGTGCGCATGCGGCAGTTGAGCGACGGCGAACTGCCGCCGGAGATAAGCTGGTAATCCGGGGTGCTCGTTATCGTTGCGCTGCCCTGGTTTACCCAGGACCAGCCCGTTTGCGGCGGTGGCACGAACGGGAAGCCGCCCCCGCCGCCGGTGGCAGAGATCGTCACATTGCCAGAGCCGACCAATCGACCGGTCAGCGTGCCGCTGAGAGTGACGTTGGAGCCAGCGACGAGGTTGCCGTATGTTGGCGTCTGCCACGCAGGAATGCCGCCTGAAACCACCAGATGATCGCCATTCGACCCTGCCGCCAGCCGAGCAGGCGCTCCGGCAGAGTTGCGATAGATCAAATCACCCGTGGCCGCCATCGGGTTACGGACGACGGGGGCGACCTCGTAGTCAGGATCGGCACCCGGCTTCCATAGCAGGCCATCATCCTTGTTTGTGCCAGCCGGCAGGGACAGACGCGCTACGTTGGAGGGGATTCCCTTGTACACCCAGCCGCCCGACTCCCACACCCAATACGCGCCGTCGATCAGGTAGGCGTCGCCCTCGCTGGCAGTCCCCGGAAGGTCGCCCTCGTCCTTTAGCTCGCCCTTGTAGGTGTAGCCGTCCGCAGGCGATTTGATGATGCCGTAGCCGGCTTCAATGGAATCCGTGGCGGTGTACCAGCCGCGATTTCCGTGGGCATCCGTACCGTAGAACTGGCTGCCCAGCGGCTGCGAAACATCACCAGAGAGCTGGATGACGCTGCCGTTAATCTCAACGGACCCTGCGGCGAGCATCGTGTCGGGCGATTTGTTCTCTAGCCTCTCTACGCGGCGCTCAATCGCCGATACGTCAGGCGATCCTTGTTGCTGCCTCTGCGCAAGGGAGCGAAAAAATGCATACCACTCCCTCGTTCCGGTCCACGTCTCGGGCCGGGGTAGAATCGGGCTATCGCTCATTACTCAGGCGCCACGAAACCGAACGCGACCCACGAGAATGGGATGCTGGTGCTGATCTTCCATGACGAGTTGGTATCGTCGTCGGACACGTTGAAATTGACCGTCACGCCAGACGAGGCCGCGCCCGCCGTCCAGCCCGTAACGGAGTTGTCCACCAGTGCGCCGGAGCTGGTGTAGGACGATCCGGTGGTCGTCACGCTCACGTGCATCAACTTGGTGAACGCAGGGCTGAAACTGATGCTGGCAGTGGTGGCCTTGGCGTTGCTGGCGGGCGCAGTGCCGGTGCCGAACAGGATCGCCATGTCATCGCCACTGCCGGTTTTCCAGCGCCAGATCGAAGTGCTGCCAGAGTACTCAGGCTCCGGCATCTCAGGCTGGGACTGGAGGACGTACCCGTCACCGGTCGAGTTCACCACGGGGAACATGCCAGCAGAGCCAGACGGGTCAGGGAGCTGTATGATCGGCTGCCATTCGGCCTGAGTCCCATCAGTGGCCAGGAACTTCCCCGCATTGCCGGTCATGGGCGGCAGGGATTGGGCCGCAGGTGCCGGGTCACGGATTTCCACCGCCGCCACGATGGTCGAGCCGTCCGCTGCCTCGAATTTGACGGTATAGTCGCCATCGCCCCAAACCTGATAGGGGACGCGCCCGGCAGAGTTGAGAACCACCGGGTTTGTGTTCAGGGCGGCCTTGTCGGCGTCCTTCCAGGTGTTTTTCGGGGTGGTGGTCCCCAGGTCGTAGAAGTGCAGTTTCCCGCCGGGGGCGATGCCGGTGCCCAGCAGGTTGTCCAGGGCGACCAAGGGGTCGATCAGCTGATGGACGGACATGGGATCTCCTGAAAAGCGAAACCCCGGGCGTGCCGGGGCTGTGGTAAAAGGGCGACATGGACGACCTAGGGGGCTGTCTCTACGAAGCGGTTACCGCCCTTGTCGGGCTCGCCGTGTTCGCCGCGTGTTGGCTGTACTGCATTGCCGAGTACGGTTTCCTTCTGGGGGGCGGCCTCGGCTGGATCCCCTCGGCAATCGCTGCGGGTCTCGCGGCGCTGCTCTGGCCGCTGCTGGTGGTCGGCGCGCTTATCCTCTGGTTCGTGGTGCAGAGCAATGGCTGAGTACGAGTCCCTAGCCCATCTTTCCCGCTGGCGGCGGGTCGTGATCTGGTTCTGCGAGGACAAAATCGGTCTGACCATCACGACCGTGGCGTCCATGCTCATCGCTTTCGGACCGGCATTCTGGCTAGGCATGTGGTGGTTCGCCTTGGTGATCGTCGCGGCAGTGGCCTTCACCGTCGGCTGGAATGCCGCCCGCCGCCGCTGGCTACGCGACGGGCATATCGACAAGCTCTAGCGCTGGACCTCCTGTCCAAGGGCCGCTCCGGTTGGCACTGCAGCTGCCGGTGCCTGCGCAGGCAGCCGCAGCGGCTGGCTTAGCGCACGCTGCGCGGCCATCGTCGACTGGACATCGCCCACCGCGCGGACCATCTCGCCCACGAACGGCAGACCGCCGCCGATGCGCTGGAACATCATCCGGGCCATCCGCTCGGCCGTGCCCGACGTCCGCGCCATGTCGCCCTTGGCCACAAGCGGATCCAGCACCGCGGCCAGCCGGCGCACCTCGGCCCACTCCTGCGGGCTGTACAGCGCCCGCACGATGCTGGCGTTGCCGTACTCGGTCGCCTTGATGTTGCGGACGATCTGGCCCATCGCCAGCGGCTCGCCGTTGGCGCCGATCGCCATGCGCTGGAAGTGCGCCGCACGCAGGGCGCCGATGACCTCCGGGTCGTTGCCAGACGCCTGGCGCAGTCGCTCGATGAACCGCGCGCCGCCGGCCTTACTGACCTGCGAGGCGCCGAGGGCTATGTTGACCAGCTCCTCCGGGGTCCGGCTGCCGTCCAGTAGGCCGCTGATGAAGCGGTCGGCCTCCTCCTTGCCCTCGAACCGCCGGCCGTATTCGAACCGCAGCTGCCGGGCGTCCTTGAGCGCCTGCAGCGCGACCGGGTCGCCGGACACCAGCGAACTCTCCACGGCCTCGTCCAGCCAGCCGTCAAACTCGCGCTTGATCGCCAGCGTGGCGGCGCGGTCCGCGGGATTCTTCGCGGCGCCGACGTTGTTGTTGATGATCCGGCGCTGGGTTTCGATGGCCTTGAGGGTCACGCCCTTGATGTTGCCCTGCTGGGCCTGGCTGGCCGCCTCCGCGAGCTGAGCGAGCGTCCGGCTGGCGGCGGGGTGCAGCTCGGGGTTGACCCCGAAGTCTGCCACGGCGGCGCGCAGGCGGCCCGGCAGCGACTCTATGGCGCCCACACCGACGGCGGCGCGCCCGCCGCGGCCTGCCTCCTGATAGGCCGCCTGGATCCGCTGCTCGAGCGCGCGTGCCTGTCCCTGCAAGCGCGAGGCCGCACCCTGCGCCAGCTCCGCCGGCGTGGCGCCGGGCTGGCCGCCAAGGCGGGTGCCCAGGTCGTCGACCACTTCGCCAAGGCGCTGGCGGTTCGCGTCCGCGGCGCGCTGGAACACGCCTCCGGCGCCGGGAGCCTGCCGCAGTACCTCTTCGCGGCTGAGCTGATCGAACCGTCGCACCGGGTCGGCCAAGCGCTGCCCGAGTGTGTACTGGAACCCGTACAGCTCACGCCCGAGGATGGCGTTCGGGTCCGCGCCAGCGAGCACCTCCTCCATGCCACCAGCAAGGCGGTTGACCACCTGACGCGGCGCGGACGGCGCGCCGGCGCCAGCCAGCAGGTTCTGTGCCTGACGCGCGTTCGCGCCGCTGGCAGTGCGCGAGGCAGCAGCGAGCCGGTTCACGCCGTAGCCGATAGCCGTTCCGGCTGCTTCGCCGGCGATGCCGCCGGCAGCCGCAGCGGCCGTGCGGCTGGGGTCCACGTCGCCGCCGGTCGCGCCCGCCTGCAGCGCTGCATCGGTGCCGGCCGCGGTCGCCCCCTGCAGGCCCATGCGCGCCACCAGGCCAAGGTTGCGGGCCTGGGCGACCCGACCGGCCCAGGTGGCCGGGAGGAAAAAGGCGGCGGCGTTGCCGACCACGTTGGCCACGTCCGTCGAATCCAGCCCCGCCTCGTTGACCCGGTACTCGCGACCATCCGGCAGGATCACGCCGTAGCCGCCGTCGCTGGTGCGCGCAACGCGCCCGCCGCTCTTCTCCGCCACGTACTCGGCCACGCTGCGCTGGGTGCCGAACATGTCCTTGGCCGCGGCCACCAGGGCGTGGCCGGCGTGCAGAGGGGTACCCTCCCTGATATCGGAGTCGAGCGCGAACAACGACCTGGCGTCATCGCCCACCTGGGCCGCCAGTGGAGCGCGCATCTGCGTCTCGCTGGCAGGGGTGCCGCCGATGATGTCGATCTCCAACGTGCCGTCGCCGCCGAGCTCGCCGTCGCCTTGCAGAGCCGAGCCGTTGTCCCAATAGCCGGCCGGCGCCAGGATCTCGTCCTGCTCCCACGGCGCCGCGGCAGCCGCAGGTTGCTGGGTGGCGACCGGCGCGGGCGCGATCAGCTCATCCTGATCCCACGGGTTCGCCATCACCTCTTCCTCCGCACGGAGCCGTCGGGCGCGATGTAGGTGGCACCGGAGGGCAGCCGGGCATAGTCATCGGGGGTCCGGACGCGCGCAGGCTGGGCAGCGCCGCCGCTTGCGTACTTCTGTCGCAAGCGTCGGATCTGCCGCAGCGCCGCCATGCGCACCTCGCGGGGCAGGTTGGCGTTGGCCAGGTCGCCGGCCATCTCTTTGTACATCTGCACGTCGCGGTCGGACTGCGGGCCTTCCATCCGCGGCATCTTCGCGGTCAGCTGGCCGGCGAGCGTCGCCAGTGCAGCGTTCGCCCGCGCGCCGTCCGTGGCCACGCCGAACGCACCGGCCACGGCGTCACCGAGTGCGGGGATGCGGCCGCCGGTCGCCGCCGGAAGCAGCCGCTCTGCCTCCGCCAGCAGCTCCAGGGCGTCGTCGGCGTCCTGCTGGCGGCCGGCGGCCTTGGCGTCGCGCTCGGCTTCTGCTTTGGCCTGCTCATTGAGCCGCGTCGCGGCGGCCTCAGCCGCGGCCACCCGCGGGGCGTACTCCAGCTGCACACCGATCTTGGCGGCCTCGGCCGCGGCCGCTTCCTCCTCCTTGGTCCGGCCGGCGCCGATCCCCGGGGGCGCGACCAGTCCGCCGCGCTGCATGTCGGGCACCAGCAGGGGCGCACCCGCCGAGGGCGCGCCGGCAGGCGCAGGAGCGCTGACGCTCTGCCGCTGCAGCCGCTGCAGGTAGACCTCGGTCGCCTGCACCGCCTGCTCGTCCGGCAGGCCAGCCGCCCGGAGCTGCTGGTAGTAGGCGTTTGCGAGATTGGCCGCCTCCTCCGCATCGGCCTGGGTGCCCGTGACGGCCGTCGGAGCGCCTCGCTGCGGCGTGGCCGCCGGCGCGGGCATGCCCATTGCGGACGGGCCGCCGAGCTGCACCCATCCGCCCACCCGCTCGTCGTAGTACTCCAGCGCGCCCGTGCGCGGATTCTCGCGGGACCGGCGCGGGCGGCCGTCGCCGATGTCGATGCTGTCGAAGCCGAAGCCAGCGCTGCTGGCCCGCCCCTCCTGCCCCAGCGCGATCTTCGCGGCCTGCTGGTACTCGGGGGTGCCCGGCCTGAGCCCAGCGGCCTCGGCCATCATCTGGAACTGGCGGTACCCGGCCGGCGCGCCCTCGTCGGGCCGGGCCTGGTAGCTCGCCAGCTGTTCCAGCCCCGGAATGAACTCGTCACTCCACTCCAGCGGCACGTCGCCCAGGCCCAGCTGCCGGGCCTCCTGCGCCAGCTGCGGGTAGATGCCCGCCACCGCCTGAGATTGCCCGGCCTTGGCCATATTCACCACGTACCTGGCCTTGGCGGCGAGGTTAGCAATGCGCGAGTTGTCGCGCTTTCCAAACGCCTCCTCAGCCTGGAATGCAGAGGTCGGGTCGACCTGCGCCATCTGCCCAAAAATCGCCGCACGCTCTGCGGGCTGCGCGGTGTACGCACTTGAGGCGAGCTGGGCGAGTCGGTTTTGCTGCCCGCGCAGGCGGCCCAGCTCGCCCTGCTGCTGTACATACTGGATGGCGGCAAGCGGGTTGTAGTTGGAATCCATCGAACCCCCCGGTTAAGCGCCAACGGAGCGCTGGCTGTACCAATTGTTGATCGCCCCGCCGATCCCAGTCAGTGCGTTCGCATAGCCGCCATATCGCTGCTGGTACCCAGAGGCCCGAGCATTTCCAGCGCCAACCGCGAGATTGCCAACATTGGCGGCGTAGGTCATGCCCACGTTCCCGAGATTGGTAGCCGTGGACTGTCCAATGCCGGCAAGGCCCGCAAGACGGTTGTAGTAGTTCCCGTAGTTCTGCGAGGCGAGGCCCGAGGCATACGCCATGCGATCCGCGTCCGCGCCGCCGGACCACAGCGCGCCTCGCGCAGCAGCAGAGCGATCCAGCCCCTGCAAGCCTTGCGTCAGGGCAAACTGGTAGTCGGGTGACTCCTTGAAGCTGGAAAAATTCCCCGCGTTCAGCTGCTCCATCTGCCCCAGGGCGCGATGCCCGGCCTGCATCCAGGGCATTTGGTCCTCACGGGCAATGTCAAACTGGCGCGCCTGCTCTGCGGTGGCGGCGTTGTAGCCCTTCTGCTGCGCTGCGGCGGCCTTCTTCTGCCCAATGGCATTGACGGCGGTGCCAACAACAGCGGTGCCTACTGCGACCCAAGACATGCATTTTCCTCCACAATCCGGGCCCGCGGCTCCGGCACAATGAATTTGGCCTCGATGGCTGCGAGGTCAGTCAATTTGGTAGCGTGGACGTTGATCCACGTGATGTCCGTCAGGGCGAGGCCAACCTTTTTGCAGCCGGGCGGAGAGACGAACACGCACGGCGCCTCCAGAACCCGCACGGTTCCATCCTCCGAGGTTGCCTTGATCGCCCCCTTCGCCAGGATGTTCACGGTCGAGTGCCTGTGGATCTTCCCGACCATCACGGTCCCGGCGGGGGCGTGCATGACACGGGTGTACACCCCATCAGAGAAGTGGTGTTCGTACTCGATTTCAGCGGGAGGCAGCACGGAAATGGCGGCCTCAAGCTCCCTCACCTGCTCGTAGGTCGGCGCGCCCCGCAGCACGTCCGGCAGCGCGTCAGTCATCCGCCACCTCTATCTCGGCAACCGCGCCCATCAGGTCCACGCACACCGGAGAGGTGACGCGAATTGTCATGTCGAACACCTCCGCCTGCCCAAAACGCGAGAAGCGGACCTTCCGGCCCGCCTCCCCTACCTCACCAATGCTCGCTTCCCGCGTCACGATCTTTTCCCGGTTGCTGTTCTTCTGGACCGAGAGGGCTACTTTTCGATCGCTCATGCCAGCTCCCCCAGCGCCTTGAAACCGCCCGGGATCGGATAGTCGAACTCCTCCGGCAGGATGCGGAGTGTCGCCCTGAGGTGCGTTCCGTCATCCCCGTCGCGACCGGCGACGGCAACATAGAATGCGGTCCCGCTCTCCCAGGCAAAAATCTCCGACAGGGGGTTGGTTCCTAGCGTCGGGTTGGCCGTGACCGCCTCACAGGGGCCGTACACACCATTGGTGACCCACATCTCCCAGTCTTCGGTGTCGCTGACCCAGATCTTCCCCGCAGGGCCGTCGAATGCCACGCGGAACACCTGCCCTGCGCCGGTGAATGCAGGGCCGAACACCTCCCCACTTCCCGCCCCCCCACACCCCGATATCGTCACGTTCTGCCCCGTTGTTTTCCCCGGAAGCACACCAATGCCACGAGCCGCGCCAAAGCCGTGGTTGCTGCCCACGTAGGGCGCATTGCTATAGGCGTGATCCTGATTGACGATGCCGATAGAGAAAGCCGGATCACCACCGGCAACCACCGGCAGCACATCAAGGACCACCTCGCAGTAAAACTTGTCGGCCAGCGTTGCCCCGATGTAGGAGCGGGTCATCGGGCGCTGCGAGGTAGTGATGTCCGTGACGAAGGTCTTGGTCGCGTTCTCCAGCACACCGCCCGCGCCGGTGTGAAGCGGATCCCAGCGGGGCACGTCGATCAGGATCGTGTCCGAATGCAGAGCCCAAAGCCCGTTTTCGTCCTCGACCCGCATGTGAATTGTGTGCGAGCCTACTTCTGTAGGAGTGCCGGACAGAACGCCATTGTTGAACTGCATGCCCTTGGGGAGCGTGCCGCCGGTCATTTTGATGGACGCAATAGGCGCGCCGCCGGGCGTGGCTGTATAGGTGAAGTCGTCGTACTCAAGATGAATCCAGCCGTCCGGAGCCGATCCGCTCAGCGTCGGGCCTTCCGGCTGCTCCGCAAACGGTACGCAAGGCACCTCTCCGTTGCCGGTATCCAGCAGCAGCCGCACCTCGTTGAGCGTGATCCTGTTCCCATCGGCAAAGAGCTTGCCAGTGGTGCGGGAGCGCACCAACTCGTCACAACCATAGCGCGGATACGCCCAATCCAGAACGTAGAGCCTGCCAGAAAGTGCGTCCGCTGCGATCCACTCCCCGTTCCAGAAGGCAACGTCGGTAACAGCCCAGTGCGGATAGCCCGGAGTGTCGCGCCTATGCCATTCCTGCGACCAGGCGTCATAGCCGAAGGTGAAACGCCCAGGGACGGTGATGTAGTACACCTTGTGGCTACCGGACTCCCAGGTGAATGCGTAGGCCTGCGAAATTTCGGCCTCACTGCACTCCCAGAATGCGGCGTTGATCGCCTCGGTGGACACGATGACCGGGGTGTAGCCGTCCAACCGGCGCACCAAGCGCTTGTCATCCAGCCAGAACGCCGTGTTATCCATGCGGCGCGGGCTGAATCGGGCAGAGCAACCCGCCTGGATGATGGTGTTCGACGCCCGTTGGAAGGTGCCGGTCGCGCCGCCTGCGTTGACGTAGACCTCAGTGGTGTCGCGCCCAAACACCAGCACCTCTGGCTGCAGCGTCAGGATTCCCGTGATCCGGTCCGGGTCCGCCTCCGCCTGGTAGCGGTCCAGCGTGTTGTAGCTGTGCCCGTCCGCGAGATCGGAGTGGAACCAGTAGCGCCCCTGCGGCTCGACCTGGGCGAAATACTGATCCACAAAATCGACAACGACCGCGCCAGGGTAGCCCTCGTCCGTCACCTTGGCCAGCGCCTTGGTGTTGGTGTCGTAGACGTAGCCCGCCGAGCCGTTGACAATCATCAGCTCATTCCCCAGACCCTTGGCGTTGTGGGCCATCGACACTCGGCCAACGCCCGGAATCGTGCCGAGAGGCAGCGCCACAAGCTTGCTGCTGATCTGGTACAGCTGATTGCCCTGGACGACAAACAGCTTGCCCTCAACATTGCGCATTCCGCGAATACGCCCCTCGCCGCCAACATCGACAAGAGGGCGCATCCCCGGCGCGTTTTTCAGGCGGAATGCCGTCTTGGTGCCGGGCCGCTCCGCAGGCACGGGCAGCCAGTTCAGAACGTCCTGTCGGCTCCAGTGCTTGTTCGGGTCGTCGTAGAACCCACCAACGACCGGGACTTGGCGCATGGCCATCAGCTATTGAACCCGTCTCGCCAACTGCCCACGCGCTGCCCACTGCCGACCGGAAGATCGTCATAGCTCACGCGCGACCACTGCCCGTTCATGGAAAGCGCGCGGAGTGCAGACAGCGATGACTCGGCCATTGCAATCACGTCCGGCTCCAGCGCCCGCCCAAATATCGGGCGCAGACGCAACGCCAGCCCGTAGACGATGGCTTCCTCAGCCTCCGCCGGGGCCGGCAGGTCATCATCAACGCCCTCGACATCAGACCACCCAAGCGCCAGGCCCTCAGCCTCCCATGTGCGCATCATGCGGTTGAGCGCGTTGACCGCATCCCGTGCCTCGTCAGCATCGGGGGCGCCGGATGCGTCGATGACGCGCATCACCAGCAATGCGTCCCTAACGACTTCCGACACCTTGGTCATCCTTACGCGCCCTTGCTCTTGGCCTGCTTGGCAGGCTTGTATTCGGTGTGATCGATGTAGCCGTCCTTGCGGGCGGCGGCCTCCTGCTCAGCGTCGTTGACCAGGCGCGCGTCCTCCCCAACGATGCCGTCCTTGTAAAGCCAGGTGGGATAAATGTTCTCGGACACTTCCTTTTCCTGAAATGGGGAGGGCGACAGCCGCCGCCCTCCCACAGTTGGCTTACTCAGTGACGCGCACCGAGTGGTACGGACGCACGGCGGTCGGCTTGGCGAACAGCACATCGATACGGGTGTGCTCCTCGTCGCTCTTGCCATCGCCGAAGGTCATCACACGGACACTGATGCCCTTGATCGAGGCGGTGTAGCCCTCGCACGACGCCAGCACCGGCAGCGGCGCGAACGCGGCGGCGAAAGCATCCCGGTGGAACACCAGATCCTGCACCTTGGACTGCGACGCAGTGCCGAACACGGTGATGGCCGCATTGTCGCCCGGCGAAGCGGTGACGTTGCCGCGCACACTGGTGGTGTTCGGGATCAGCGCCGGGTAGATCGGGATCGAGGTGGCACCCGAGGTGACATTTGCAGTCACCACGAACTTGGCCGGGATGCCAAGGTCAGCGCCCGTGATCGGGTGGACCGCGTTCACGCCAGCGATGGTGATGATCGAGCCCTTGGTGATGGCACCACTGCCGGTGTCAACGGTCAGGGTCGAGCCGGTCTGCGAGGCGCCATTGATCAGGTAGCCAGCACCGGCACCATTGGCGTGAACCGGCAGGGACAGCTGCTTGTAGAACTCCAGGCCCGCGAAGGTGCCGATGGCGTTCTTGCTGAACTCCCCACGGATTTCATCGGCGGTGTGGAACAGGCTGGAGTTGGTTTCCGCCAGCGCATCGCTCGCATCGACCGAAATGTGGGCGTACCGGTCGTCCTCCGGCGCCAGGAAGCGGTCCAGCGTGGACGCCGCATTGCGCCACACGGCGCGCGAACCCGGAGTGGTGCCCCAGGCGCCGACCACATTCGGGGTCTGCTCGTACATCGCCTGGAGGAACACCGCGTTGATCTTGCTCGCCAGCGAGGTCATCGCCGGGCGGAGGAAGCGCTTGCTGAACTCGGTCAGCTCCAGCTTCTTCTCCTTGGCGGTGAAGGTCAGCGGAACGTGCTCCTGCTGATCGACCGTCAGGTCAACGTACGACTCCTTGGCGGCCGGGGCGGAGCCGCCGCCAGCGAAGGACGAGCCCGAGTAAGTCACCGGGACCGGCGGCACCGCGACCTTGACGGTATCGCCCTTCTTGTAGCCGTTGACCTCCTCACCGAACTCCTTCTGGCGCTCGATGTTGATGTGGTTGGCAACGTTGTTGTTTTCCAGCAGGATCTTGGCCGCCTCGCGGGCGATCATCTGATGGGTAAGTGCCTGGCCTACGTTCGCCATGGCTATTCTCCTTTATCGCTTGCGCCTGCGTTCCTGCTCGGCCCGGTACCATTCCTCGTCGGTCATCTTTTCCTTCGGGACCTCGGTAGGGGAGCGACCGCCGACTCGCGGCGGCGGAGCAGGTGCTTGGCTGATGGGTTTGGGTGTTTCCGCCGTGGCTGCGGGAGGCGAGGGCACTTCGGGCGCGGCCTTCATGCGCGATGCGATCAGCTCAACCGCAAACTGGGCCAGCTCCGGCTTGGTCTGGGCGAGAAGGAACGCATCATGTGCGTTGAGTCCAATGTGGTAGGCGATTGCAGGCCCGGACTCATGGGCGGCAATCGCGGCCTGAACTTCAGGCGCCAGAGGGAAGCGGACGGAATTGACCACCTCCTCGAAATCTTCGTGTTCCGCCGCGAACTTCAAGGCGCGCTCCTGGTAGGACTGCCACAGCCTCTGTTCCTCGGCCTGCTTTGCGGCTGCCCGCTGCTCCTCCTCCCACTTGCGGCGAGCCTCCATTACCTGGAACTCTGCCTGGGCCTTGGTGAATCCAATCGGGTCTTCGTAGAAGTCCTTGGGGTCCGGGGGCTTCGGCCCCTCCGGCTTGGGCAGGCGCGCCTCCAGCTCAGCGAGCTTTCGCTCAAGCTCTCGCGCCCGCGCAGCCTCGCCTTTCAGCCGTTCGATGTACTCGGTTGTGCGGTTCTTGCGCTTGGCCTGAGCCTCGTCCGGCTTGGATTCGCGCTTTTCCTCCTCGGCCTTCTGCGCATCCTGCGCGGCGGCCTCGGCGTCATTCTTGGGGACTGCGGTGTCCGCAGCGGGCGCACTCGCCTCGCCGCTACCCGGAAGGGTTTCGGTTTCGTCGGTCATTTCGCACCTCTAGGGTTCCCGCCAAGCCGGGCGGGTGCGGTCTGGCTCAGTAGGCGCCAGTTGCATAGCCCGGATCGGGCATGAATCCGCCTTGCGGCGTGAAGTCCATCGCCGGCATGATCGGAGCCTGTAGAATCTGCGACGCGGCCTGGTTCTCGATCTGCTGCCGCTCTGCCTGCGCCCCGTAGAGCGCTGCTTGCGCGGCGTCCTTCTCAGCCTTGGCAACTTCGGCCGGGCTGGGCTGCGGCGGCGGCGGCGGCTCGTCACCTTCCCGCGGCTGCATGACCCCCATCTGCACGAGCAGCTTGCGGAATGCCTCGTCCACCTTGTCGGACCCCGGCAAGTCCATGTTGTGGATCGCCGTGTACGCCATGAGCGAGGCAATCGGAGGCGGCAGACCCGGCCCCATCTGACCCAGCAGGGTGGTGAACGCGTCCACAGCCTCCAAGCGCTGCGTGGCGTAGCTCGGCCCGACAGTCACGGTTACGTCGTACTTGCCCTTGCGGATGTCGTTGAGCATGACGGTCTGGCCGGTGGTCGGGTCAACGACCTCCTGGTACAGGGTCTTCCACTTCGCGCCGCCGTCCTCGCCGAGCACGCGCACCACGCGCTGGGTGTCGTAGACCCGCGGGATCATGTCCACGAGGATCTCTGCGCTGTAGCGGATGGCGTAGGCCAGGTTGTCGATGTAGTTGAATGTGGCCGTCGCGCCCTGCATCTTGCGCGCGGTGATGGCGCGGCCGCTGGTCTCGTTGGACCGGGCGCCGAGGCTGGCGTCGTACTGGCCGGTGCTGGCCTTGATGTCCTCGTTGTCCAGCGCGGCCAGCTGCAGCAGCGCCGCCGGGATCTCGGCCTGGGTGGCGCGCTGCGGCAGTGCGTCGGCGTCGTCGTTGACCGGCAGGAAGGGGTAGTCCTCGGAGTTGGCATTGCGCCAGAATCGCTCCAGCCCCTTGATCCACCCAAGCTTGACGACGAACGGCGCCTTCGGAGCCTTCGCCACGGCCTCGATCGCCGCGGTGCGGTGCACGTTGTGCAGGCGCTGCTGGTCCTTATTCGGGCGGACCATGCCGTAGAACACGTCCTCGCCGTCGATGTTCTGGATGTTGCCCCAGACCGGCACGATGGGAATGAACTTGCTCGGGAACTCGTAGGGCTCGGTCAGCCACTCGTGCCCGTTGGTCAGCCGCATCTGGACCTTGTGGCTCTGGACCTCGCGCTCCCGCACCACCTGGATGCCCGACGCGGCCAGGAACTCCAGCGCCTCATCCTCGCCCAGCCCGGACTGCCCGGCGATGTCGTCGAGGAACACCACCCGGCCGTCGCTCAGGGCCAGCAAGCGGCGCTTGCGCGGCACTTTCTCCCAGTACTCGGCGACCCGGACCTGGCCGGCCTCGCGCCAGTCCTTGCAGGCGCTGTCCTCGTCGAAGTCATGGAGGTCGGCCTTCGGATAACGGGCCCGGAACTCCTCGACGGGTATCAGCTCCTCCACGAAGCAGAAGTTGGCGTCGCGCCGATCGATCTCCACCGCGGCCGGGTCAAACTTGACCGCGAACGGGTTGCGAACCGGCTTGATGAATATGTCCAGCTCGAAATCATCGTCCTTGGCGTAGTCGGTGCAGATGCGCCAGAAGCCGAAGCCGCCCTTGACCGCGAAGTCGAAGCCGATGTCGTAGGCCTGCTCCGCGTTCGAGACGGACTCGATGTTGCGGATGATCCCCTGCATCAGCTCGGCCAATGCCCGGTCGGACTCCTCCACGCCGCGGATCTTGGCCTGCGGCCGGCTCTGCCGCATCTCGTTGATGATCTGCCGGCAGTGGCTGGCCAGCTTCGGGAACTCGTAGATCGGGCGGTCGCCGCGGCGCGCCCTGAGCTTGGCGTCCCACTGGTGCCCCGGGACGTCCACGAAGCGCACGTCATCACGCGACTTGTCGTATGCGTCCTTGACGTGGTCGGACGCCAGCGCGTAGCGGCGCCGCATTTCATTCAGGGCGTCCCGATTCTGTGCCTCTGCCATCAGTAGTCCACCGAGTAGTGCTCCAGGGCCGACAGGTCCGGGGTTTCGTGGTTCGTGTTCAGGTAGTCGACGGCCATCAGGCCGAACGCGTCGGCGCCGTGGCTGGACCAGTCGTGGTCCGGTCCCAGTCCGATGCTCCTGCTCTCGTCGCGCCTCTCGTGGTACCAGCCCAGGGCATCGCGGCCGGCCTCGGTGCCGCGCTCATCGAACCAGCAGGACGGGAACACCCGCCGGCCAGCCTCGATGCGGGTCATCGCGGCGCCGGCGCCCATGTTGGGCAGCACGCGCACCTCGAATCCGGCCGCTCGCAGCGCGCTCTCGTAACTTGTCTTGTAGACCTTGTCGTGCGCCGCGCCGTCGTGCGGCAGGATGCACAGGGCGCTCCCGTAGCCGTTGCGGCGCAGCCACTCGACGTGGGTCGCCAGGGGCTGCCCCACCGCCTCGTAGTAGCGCAGGATGCGGACCTCGCGCCCCACGAACTGCACGATCCAGATGGCGCACGCGTCCGCTTTGGCTCCGGTGCCGCCGATGTCCCAGTAGGCCCGCAGCGTCATCAGCGGGTCGGCCGAGAGGTTGCCGATCCGCCCCTGCAGCTTCGCCTCGGCCAGGGCCTGCGCGTAGTAGGCGCCGCTGATGGCAGTGGCGTACTCGCCCTCCCAGATGTGCGGGTACTGGTCGGGGTTCCGACGCAGGCAGTCCTGGCGCTCCTGCTCCAGGACCGACGGGAACCACGGGTTGTCCGACCAGTTGGCCCGCACCACCACCGCGCCAGTCGGCAATGTCGGCCCGCGCAGCATCGTGTCGACCGGATCCGTCTTCCGCCGCGGGTTCCAGCCGAACCACAGTTCGGACTGCAGGCCGCGCTGCTTGTCTTCCCAGCGGATCGTCGGGGTGAGCAGCTCCAGCGACCGCGGAGACAGGCTCTGCGCCTCTTCGACCCACGCCCGGTGGAATCCCTCCAGCGACTTGATCGAGTCGGCGGTGTGGTCCTGCATGCCCTGGAAGATGATCAGGCCGCCCTTCGGCGTCTCGATCACCTCCTTGAACACCCGGAATCCCTGCGCCTCGCCCAGACCGTACTTGGTCAGCGTGGACTCGATCAGGCTTTTGGCCGAGTGCTTCAGCGACTTCTGGACCTCGCGGATGCAGACCATCCGCAGGCCGTCGCCGGCCTCGCCAGGGAACGCCAGCGCGTCCTCCACGGCCAGGCTGGCGAAGAAGTGGCTCTTCCCGGAGCCTCGGCCGCCGTGCGCCCCCTTGTAGCGCGCCGGCCGCAACAGCGGCTCGAACACCGCCGCCGTCTCGATCTCCAGCGCGCTCATCCGTCCGGCTTGACGATGCGCCGCTCGATCCTGGTCACGGTCTGGACGGGGCCGCCACCAGGGCCGGAGTGCTCCATGGAGACCTTGTCGCCGTACTTCTGCGGGAACCACTTGGCCAGCAGCTGCAGGCGGGTCCAGACGCGCAGCTTCGACCGCTGGATGTGCTCGGCGTCCAGCACCAGGCCGTCCTTGCCCATCACGTAGTCGTTCGTGCCGTCGTCGGCGATCTCCAGGCACTCCTCCGCGATCGCGTCGGCGCCCTCCTCCCGGGCCTGCCGGAACCTCGCCTTGAGGTCCGGGTCGGCGTCCAGCCAGGTGTAGAACACCGACTTGCCCGGGAAGCGCCCGTCGCTGCGCAGGATCGCGCGGAGCGGCTCGCCTTCGGCCACTCGCCGCAGGATCTCGTCGGCGATGGAACGGTCGTACTGCGCGGTCATGGGGTATCGGTAACGGTGAGCTCGGTCGGCCCGGCCGCGGTTTCCTCGTCGCCGAACCAGGGCCCGCCCCTGACCTCGGCCACGGCCATCAGCACGTAGGCGTTGCCGGCGTCGGTCTGGACGGTGGCCTTGATCGGCTGGCAGCCGCGGTACGCGGCCGTGAGCTGGACGGAGGCGGCGCGGCCGGCGTGCTCCAGCTGGGGGTCGGCCATCGCCACGCTGCAAGCGGACACTTGGCGGAACGTGGCCTTGATGATCCGCTCGCCCTTGGGCATCACGCCGTTGAAGCTGGCCAGCAGCCGGCGTGACTCGCCCGGGTAGATGCGAACGCAGTGGACGCGGGTTCGGTCGTGCGCGGAGGCGAACGCGTTGCTGGCCCGGCCGATGGTGCTCATGGCTCCTGCTCCTCGCGGTACGCGCGGATCACGGCCTGGAGGGCTCGGATCTGGTCGTCGGCGTCTCGGCCGACTCGAACAACAGCGCCCGCAAGGCGCTCTCGTTCTGCGGCGAGCGCATCACGTTCGGCGGCGGCGGCGGCAGCGTCGGACAGGCGCTGGGTTTCGCACCCGGCCCATTCGCGGCGCAGCCGGAGAATGCCGGCGCGCAGATCAGCAGCAACAGCAGCAGGCACGGCTTCCGCATCGGCACGGTCCTCCTCGTGGCGTGCGCCGACCTCAGCCAGGATGGCCGCGGCGGCGTGTTCAGTGGCGCGGGCGCTCTGCTCCGCGGCGACCCGGGCCTGGGCAGCGTCGCGCTGCAGGCCGGCCTCCACGGCCTCGGCGCGTGCGCCACGCCAGGACCAGCCGGCCCAGAAGGACAGGGCCACCAGCAGCAGCACCGCGGCCGGGCGCCAGGTCACGACTCGCCTCCCCACAGGGCGCGTCCCTCGCACAGTGCGCGCTCGTCGGCGCGGCGCAGGACCAGCCCGCGCAACTCCCGGCCGCCGGCGAACTTCCACTTGTCCAGCTCCGCGCACGCGCCGGGCCAGTCGTTGGCCAGCGCCTTCTTCTGTAGGGTGGAGCCGCAAACCACCTGCGGCCCGAGGTTGAAGGCCGCGCTGGTCAGCGCAGCCTCGATCTGGCGCAGCATCGGCACCCCGATGCACTGGCGGACGTAGGCGTTGGCCTCGGCCATGTCCTGCGCCAGCAGCGCATCGCACTCGGCCTTGGTGTAGCGCTTGCCGGCCTCGACGGTCTTGGTGTGCCCGTAGCAGACGGTCCAGACGCCGACGCTGTCCTGATAGGCCGTGTAGCGCACGCCCTCCCATCGCTGGATGATCGGGGCCGCCAGGGCCAGCGCACCGCCCAGGACGACGGCTGCGATGCCGCCCCCTACCGCCCTGTTCTTGACCTCAGCCACGGCCGATGAACCTCGCCCAGCGGCTGCGCGCCCAGTCCCAGACGCGGCGCAGATCCGCCATCCGCCCACCCCACCAGGTCAGCCAGTCGCCCCAGCCGCGGACAATGGTCAGGCTGGTCTGCACCACGCCGTAGACGATCGTCGTGATGAGCACCCACTCCTGGAGCGTGATGCCGGTCGCCGTGCTGGTGACCGCCACCGCCACGGGCGGTGCGACTTTCGCCAGGCCGACAGCCAGGTCTTGGGTGATCGGATCCTTCATCTGCACATTGCCTCGGCAATAGAGCGCCTGCCCGCGTCAGCCCCGGAGTCGTGGGCTGGCGGGTACCGCGAGCAGGCGATAGGGGCCCGTCACCGCGCCCGGCTGGGCTCGATGGTTGGTCCGGTTGGGGTAGACGGGCGTGGATGGTCGGGGCGGCCGGGAGGCCCCAGCCCTTGCGGCGGCCGGCACCACCAGCCCGAACCCCGGAAACGGAAACGCCCGCCCCGTTTCGGGGGCAGGCGCGCGATGGTGGGAAATCTAGGGGGAAATCCGCGGACCTAGCAAGTCCGCGCTACGCAGCCCGGTCGAGCGCCCTCCTGAGCTGCGCGGCGGCGGCGGATTCCGCGTTCCGCATCCGCACCAGCAGCCACTCGTAGACGCCCCGCCAGTTTCGGCGATAGGCCGCCTCGTCGCGCCCGATGGCGGCCGCCCGCTTCCGGTCGCTCATCGGCACCACGCCATGGCCGCCACAGGTCGCGCAGGTCACCACGAGCTCGCCGGCCACCAACTGGCCGCGGCCGCCGCAGTCGCCGCACAGCGACCGGTGGGCGATCTCCCGGATGACCGCCTGGGCCAGCGTTGGCAAGGATTCCAGCGTGGTACGCGGCCAGCACTCGGCGGTCACTCGCTCCAGGCGCGCGGTGGCACGCTCCAACTCACGCTGCTGCTCCGGCGTGACCGCTCCGCCCCAGCCCATGCACGCCTTGGCGATGCCGAGCTCCGTCCTCGCATCGGCCAGCAGTTGCCACTGCCGGCGCAGTTCCGGTTGCACCAGCGCGATTACCGCGTCGCGCAGTTGCTTTCGGCGCAGCGCAGCCCCGTCCGGCCACCAGCAGGCCTCGAGCAGCTCGCGGCCCAGACCCGGCTCCACGAACGCCAGCGCTGCGGCGATGTCCTGGTTCGACAGCTCCGGGATGCCGCCCCGGCCCACGTCGTAGCGGATGGTTTGCTGGTTCAGCCTGCCCAGCAGCTCACGCACGTTCGCCATGCTCGGTCCTCCGGTTGCGATTGCGGATCTTGATCGCCTTGCGCATGCGGTCCGCCTGCCGCTGGTAGCCGGCGGCGGTCCGCTGCGAGGCGTCGGCCAGGCGCTGCGTGGCGCGTGCCAGCACGCTGAGCTGGTCGTCGGTGAGCCGGTCGAGTTCGGCCTGGGTCAGGGGTTGGGGCTGCATGAGGCTTCTCCTGCGGTGATGCGGATGCGGACCTCGCCGCCGGCGCGGGTCTCGTCGCGGACGTAGGGGTGCGAGATGAAGCGCGAGTCGTCGATGCCGAGCGCGTCGGCGATGCCGTCACGGGCGGCCTTCATGCTCGCCAGCAGGCCGTCGTCGTCGCGGCGCCGGCGGTCCGGCGGGTAGAAGTCGAGCCAGAGGTGCAGGCGGCCGGCGGGGAGCTGCAGTGCAGCCCATCCGGCTTGGCGAGCGAGCAGGCACGCGGCGGCGCGGGCGGCCTTCGTCGCCTTCGACTTCACCCGCCAGTGCACGCGGGCGTTGGGGTGCAGGTCGCGGCTCGGCCAGGGGAGGATCAGGTCGCGCATCACGCCCCACCTCCCGCCAGCACCACCCCGGCCCACAGCACCAGAGCCGCCGACGCCGCACAGAGCCCGAATCCCAGCGGCCGCCAGCTGCCCGGCGAGCCGTCCGCGCGCGATGCGTCCGCATGGTTACGCCGCATGCTCAGCCTCCCCCGTTCCGCCCTCGACGATGGCCTCAGCCTGGCGACAGTCATGCCGCCCTCCTCCGCTTCGACCTCGGGCCGCGCCCGGTCAGCCCAGCTTTGGCCATCTGCTCGCGGTTCCTGCGCAGCGCGTCGCGCATCCGCCGCCGCGCCTCCGGCGACTGCTCGTACAGCCACACCTCGACCTCGTGCGGCGTCTCGCAGCCGGCGCGAATCGCCCGGATGCAGCCGTGCGACCCGTAGGCCGGGAACGCCTGCATGAACTCGGCCTCGGATGTGAATGCCTTGCCCAGGAACCGGATCGGCCTGCGCACACCGGCCCTGCCGTCGGTGGGCTGCCCCGCCAAACGCGCGCGCGATGCTGGTGGATTCTGCACGCTCATCACACCTCCCTCTCCCCGTTCTCAACGATTCGTTCAGCCTGGTCGCGGCTGCACCCGAACTCGACCATCGTGGCCTCGACCTTGGCGATGAACTCGGGGGTGTGGAACTGCACCTCACCCCGAACGCGGTCGAGAATCCTCTGGCGCTCCTCGGGCGTTGGCGGAACCCACGGCTGGGGTGCCTGTTGCTCGATGGACGCAGTCGGCGGCTCGGGAAGCTCGGCGCCACGCATCCGCTCCTCGCGCGCCAGCTCGTAGGCCTCGCGGAGCATCCGGTCGGCGCGGTCGGCGCTCTCGGTGCGGTAGCGGTGCACGTCGAGGTTGGCCCACACCATGCGGGCGAACGGCGAGGGTTGCCCGCGGGTCAGCTCCAGGCGGACGCGGGCAAGGCTCGGGATGCCCAGGCACATGGCGCGGAAGCGCGGGGCGCTGGGCGGGAACTCGGCGCCCTCGGCCCTGCAGGCGTCGATGCCGGCCTCGATCTGCGCCCGGGTCATGCCGGCGAGAGTCTTGGCCCACTGGGCGCCGGCCGGGCCGCGGCTGCTGTCGCCGTAGGCGCTGGTCCAGGTGTGGCCGTAGAGGGCCGCCATGTGCAACCAGACGAAGTCAGCCAGGGAGCCGGACGGCCTCGCCTGGGATGGCGTCGTCGGCGGGCTGCTCATCCGGCCAGGCGTCGCCGTGTTCGGATTGGGCGCGCTGGACGTTTGCGAGGACGCGGTCGGCTGCGGAGAGTCGGGGTGCGGGAGATGGCTGGCGATGGGTTCCATGTGCGGCTCCGGTCGGGAGGTTTGCGGCATCGGCGAGGCGGCCGCGGACGGTGGCGATGACCCAGGCGAAGCCCTTGGGCGGGTTGTGGCCCACGGCCTCGCGCGCGGTGTGTTCCCACATCGCGTCCGTCGCGCCCTCGGCGATGGCGGCGAGCAGCGCGGGGTGGCTGGGGTTGGTCTGCGCGATGCCGCCGCGTCGCATAGCCAGGCAGGCACGGCCGGCGGCGGTGGTGGGTTCACCAGGCGCAGGGGGCGTCGTAGCGGGCGCGCGCGCCTCCGAGGTGGTATCCGCTCCCAGGGGCGTATCTGGAGGTTGTATGGCGTGTGGGGTCTGGAGAGCTTCTCCAGAGTAGGTTTTTGCTGGGGTGCCCAGTGGGATACCCGTTGGGATACCTGCTGGGTTTTCTCCAGCCCCTTGCTGGGGCTTGCGGGGTCGGCCGCCCTTGGCTCCGTTCTGCCTGGATGCGGCCATACGCCGCTGCGCCTTCTCGATCTCGGCGTCCGCGCGCTCGTTGTGCCGCAGCCCGTCGTCGCCGATGGGGAAGTAGCGGTCCGCCACCTTCTTCACGGCGGCGCGGTCGGCTGGCTTGATAGCCGAGGCGATGACGTAGAGCTCGTCGTAGTCCTCTGGCAGCGGTTGCTCGGTGGCGTAGTACTCCATCAGCAGGCGCAGGTAGGCGCCGTGCTCGGCCAGGGTCAGTCGGCCCGTGGCCTTGAGGTAGTCGCCCGGATAAAGCTCGAAGTAGTTCATCGTGCGTTCGCCTTTGAGGTTCGCGCGGCGACCTGCTCGCGGTCCTCGTCGTGCCATCCCTGCTGCCAGGCCCGTGCCTCGTCGCGGGATTCGGGGGTGATCCCGTAGCGGGGGCATGACTCGAGCCCGCGACCGGCCTGGCGCGCGTAGCGGCCGGCCTGGTAGGCGCTGGCGTGCTGGGTGCTCATGCGGCCTCCTGGAACAGGTCGCCCTGCATGTCGGCCATGGCCTGCAGCCGGGCGAGCGCCTCGCGCAGCTCGACCAGCTCGAAGCGATGCCCGCCGACCTCCAGCTCCTCGCCCTCGAACCCGTAGGACACCGGCCGCATGCCCGGACGCCCGCTCTGCAGGATCCCGGCACGCGGGCACTGGTCGTGGCCGGCGAGGATCAGGGCGACCATGCGGGCGTCGTCGCGGTCCATCACCCCGCCCTCCCATGAAACAGCTCGCCCTGCCCGGCCGGTAGCGCCCACAGGTGCTCCGGCTGTCCGAACGGCCCCGGCTGCACCCGGTCCAGCTTCACCAGCGCCCCGGCCTGGGTGAGGTTCGACATGGCGCGGCGGACGCTGGTGAGCAGCACGCGGCCGGGCATCCGGGCATGCACCTCGGACGGGGTGAGCGGGCGCCCGGCGGCGCGGAAAATTTCCATGATCGCGGCCTCCTGCCCCTTGGCCACACGGGAGGCGGCGAGGAGCTGGCGGCCGGTGAGGCCGGCGGTGTTGTGGAACGGGACGGTGGCGCTCATGGTCACTTCCTCACCAGCCGCGAGTGCCGCGGCACGATTCGATCCGGCAGGGCCGGGTTGGACTGGAGCCAGCCGGGGTTGAACGCCCGCCACGGGTGCGCCGGCTTTGCCTTCGGCCTCTGGGGCTGGGGCTTGTCGGCGGCCATCAGCGCGTCCTCTCCTGCAGTTGACCCATGCGGGCCTGGATCGCCTCCAGCGCCTTCACCGACGCGATGAACTCGCGCTGCAGCTGGGCAGCCTCGTCCTCGGGGTTCAGCGGCTGCGGCTCGGTGTACCCGGCGTCGCGGGCCTCGTAGTGCGCCAGGATGTGCACGCCGGCCTTGCGGGCCTCGCGGCGGATCAGGCGCAGCTCGCCCAGGTCCAGCTTCTCGCGCTTCTCCGGGTTGAGGCAGTGCGCCAGCTTCCGGCCGGCCTCGTCGGCGGGCAGCGCCGGCCAGAGCATGTTGCCCACGGCCTTGTTGCCCCCCAGCGCGGTCACGCAATCTCGGATCGCATCCTCGTAGGTGTCGTAGAACAGCGGCATCTGCGGTGTCTGCATCGGTGTTTCCTCGGTCGTCCCACCTCGTGGGACTGCGTGGGACAAGCCCGCCGGGGCGAAATAAAGGGCCGACCCCGAAGGACCGAGCCGCATGAACTCAGAAAGAAAAGACCTGCCGACGCCTGACGATGAACGCCGGCAGGGAAAGCTGTGGGTGGACGCGGAGGGCGTCACAACGCTGGTTCGCATCTGCCGCGGCGTGGTCGCCGTGCGGCGGGTGGGCGGCCAGGTGGTGGCGCGCGCACTCCCCCATCCGGCGCCCAAACCGGCTCCGCGCGGAGAGAGAGGCGCGCGGGTGCTGCGGCTCAGGCTTCCGGCGCCGCTGGGGAACTGAGGGGTGGCCGACCAGAGAGGCGCCCGTCTGCCGGTACGATGGGAGTGCGACCCCACCACCGATACCGGAGACGGACATGGACGAAACGGCAGTGCGCCTGCTGACGCAGTGCTTGGCGATGACGGGCGCGATGCGCCAGGCGATGACCGTGCTCATTGCATCCCACCCGGACCCGGCTGCGGCCCTCGCGGCGTGGGACGCCCGGAACCTGCAATGGGTCGATGCGGAGATGCAGCAGGACTACTTCCAGCTCCCGGAGTACCAGGAGGCATACGTCCAGACGCTGCAGGGCCTGGCGACGGAGATCCGCGCTGCGGCACATCGCCGAAACGGGGAATCCCCAGCCGCCTGAACAGGTCCAGCACCGCGAGCATCGCGGACATGCGCAGCGTGGCGTTGTGCATGTCCTGGTCAGGCACGGCGGCGGGCCTTCTGCGCGGGCGCCGGGCCGAACACGTCGGGGCGGAGGTCGTGCCTGGAAACGCCGAACTCCGCTTCAATGGCCCGTGCGTACTTCGGGCTCACCGGCCGGCGTGCATCCAGCCACTGCCAGACCAGCGCGGGGGCGGCTCCTATGCGGCGGGCGAACTCGGCCTGGGAGCCGACCTTGTCTACCAGAGGTTGCAGGATGGGTGCGCTCATGGGCGCACAATAGCTTGGCTATCTACTCTTGTAAATAGCTTTGCTGGTCGCCCGACGGACGGCGCTGGGATAGCGTTGCTACATGCCTAGGCCAGCCAACCCCCAGACCGAGGAAGCTCTCCGCCTCACGGTCGCCATCGCGAAAGCGGGCGCCACCAAGGCGCAACTGGCCGATGCGCTCGACGTGACTCCGGGCCTGGTGAGCCAGTACGCCAGTGGGCACCGTCCGGTGCCGTGGGACCGGGCCGAGGCTATCGCGTCCGCCCTGGGCATCTCCCCCGCCGAGATCAGCCTCGAGTACCGCCGGATCCAAGATCACTTCGGCCCGTCGCACCTCGCGCGACTGACCGCCTCCACCATTTCACGCGCGGCGCAGCTGATGCGGCAATCGACCAGGCAGGTCGTGGGGAAGCCGATCGACATCGAAGCGGACCCCGAACTGTTCGCCGAACTGCTGCGTTTGGTGATCCTGGAACAGACGGAGGCGATGGATGGGGAGCGAGGAGTTCGGGCAGCAGGTCGACCGCGTGGCGGCGCTTCTGGCGCAGCGCGCGAAGCGGAAACTGGGGATGCCGCGGGATTTGCGGCTGGTCGGCAGCGGAAGCGAGCCTGAGGCGCAGCCGGCGCCAGAGCCGCCACCGCCCAGCCTTCCCGACTGGACCACCATGCGGCCGCTCGACGTATCGGAGCGCGCCAGGAAGATGCACATGATCATGGTCATCGCTAACACGTACGGCTGGCAGATCGCTATCACCCACTTCCTGATGACCAAAGGCGTGCCCTACCTCTCGGACCTGACCGACCCGCAGTTGGACGATCTTCTGGACCGGATGAACGGGTACGTCGATGCCGCCGAGACGGGCGCAAGCCTGCCGGATTGTTTGCCTGCGCATTAGGAGAAGGCGATGAAGACTCGATTGATGCTTGTACTCGGGGCTGCTATCGCAACCGCTGCGCCTACAGCCCATGCCGGGAAGCCAGAGGTTCTGCAGGTATCTCCGGACGTGTTCATGGTGATAGTAAAGAACCACGCCGGTGCTTTCGGGCAGCCCAGCACCACCAAGAAGAAGGCCATCCAAGCCGCGAACGACTACGCCGCCGAGCGCGGCATGGTCGCGGTGCCGGTGCACATGGCCTACACCGAGGCGGCGCCAGGTCGCTTCCCCGCCGCGGAGTACCAGTTCCGCCTTGCCCGTCCGGGCGAGGCGACCTCAGCCGCCATCGCCCCCGAGCCTGACGTGCATGTGCATGTAAGCGCCGGTGCGTCCGGCATTCCTGAGCAAGCTCAGGCGCAGCCGCATCCGGACCTCTATACGGAGCTGACGAAGCTGGATGACCTGCGCCGGCGCGGTCTACTGACGGACGCCGAGTTCGAGGCAGAAAAGCAGAAGCTGCTGCAGCGGTAGAAATGCCTAGGATGCGGTCAATAGGCAATGCCTAGGTTTCCCCGCAGCAGCCGACGAACGGTAGGCCAGGTGGTGTTCGTGTCGGACAACCCCGACGGAGACCACAACTGGAAGGATCCGCGGCCGCTGGCCGACGGGCTCACGGTCGTGGGGCGCGTGCGGTGGACGGGCGGCTGGGTGAAGTAGGTGCGGCACGTCTTCCTCGACGAAAGCAGCCAGAACGCGCACCGGTACATGGTGCTCGGCTTCGTTAGCTGCCCGGCCCAGATGGTGCGGCAGTTTGAACACGATCTCGACGCCCGCCTGGCCGACCACGGGATCCAGAACAGTGAGCTCAAGTGGACCAAGGTCAGCGGCGGGAAGTTAGCCGCGTACAGGGCTGCCGTCGACTTCTACTTCGACGAGATGGTCCCGCTGGGCAGCGAGGCCCATGCCCTCATTGTCGATACCAGCCTGCTCGATCACCGGGCCTACAACGAGGGTGACAGCGAACTTGGCTTCAACAAGTTACTGTTCCAGATCCTGTACCACAGAGCCGGCAAGCCGTTCGTGCGGCTGGAAAAGATCGTGGTCGACCTGGACGCGAGGAACACCGCGCGGGACCTGCTAGAGCTGCAGACCTGCCTCAATAGACGGGCGGCGAAGGATCTAGGGACCCCCCAGCACCGGCCCTTCACCCGCGTCGCCCATCGCAACTCAAAGGGATCCCGATTGATCCAGGTGGCGGATCTGCTGACCGGCGCGATCGCGTGGCACAAGAACGCCCACGACACCCGGCCGGAGGCGAGCGCCGCAAAGAGCGCCTTGGCGGCTCACGTGGCGGGGAAGATCGGAGTGAGGCGGCTGGGCGGAAGTTCCCACTACGGAGAAAAGCGCCTGAGCATGTGGAACATGCAGCTGGGCCCTAGAGGAGGGCGCGCCCGGCAGTCTAGACCTTGAGGTCACGGCCTTTGCCGCTTCCCCTACTCTGGGCAGGGGCTTCGACTGCCGGGGGCTGGCCGCAAAGCTATCAAAAGTCAAGGCAGTAATCAACCACTTGCCCACAGGGTTATCCCACGGACTAAGGGCGCCTCAAGAGACCCCGCCCCGGCGGGGTTTTTCTTTGCCCGGCTATGTAGAACTTCGCCCTACCGTTCGTCGGCTGCTCGACAAATAAATAGCTTTGCTGTTGACGCGGATAATTAGCGCTGCTATTGTCTCCCCATCGCCCCAGCAGACCCCCTCGCGGTGAGGGATGGGGCAGGAGACAGAGCGATGGGACTGCAGGCTGCCTACCACCGTATGCCCGGCCCGGGTGACCTCCCCCACCCGCATGACCCGCAGAACGCCCCGCTGGGCGACTACGAGGCAGACCGCGACGCCGAGCTGCGCGAGCAGCTGGCGCACTCCCCGGCGCTGCTGGGCGAGGTGGCGCTGAGCGAGGAGGAGGCCGCCGAGGCCGCCCTCTTCCTGCGCGCCGACGACGCCGTGGGCTTCATGCACCTGTACCGCGCCGCGGTGGATCGCCACATCGGCGAACTGGTCGAGGTCCGGCAGAACGACCGGCCGTGGCTGAGCGAGGCCGAGGCAGTCGAGCAGCTGGCGGGGGTGTACGCGTGAGCGCCCCCGTCCGCTACTGGGTCGACGCAGCCCGCGAGCAGAGCCGCTGGTTCGTCGAGCTGCGCCGCGAGTATCGGGCCACGAAGCACGCCCACAAGCGCGCCCGCCTGTGGGAAGCCGGGAACCGCTGCCGCGACCGCATCCGCCCTTTCATGGCTGAGGCGCGCCGCGTCCGCGCCGCCCTGGTGGCTGGAGGTGGCCTGTGAACGACGCCGACTTCATCGCCGCCATGCAGCAGGGCCTGCCCTCGCCGGGCGAGGTGCTGGAGCTGGGCAACGCCGACCTGGTGGGCACCGGCACCTGGACCGGCTCCCC